TCCATGTTTTGATTTTGTTTATTGTTATTTTCAAAGAATTGTACGATAATTTCATATGCTTTCTTATAAAATAAAAAATAGTCGGAAGATAGTTTAGATTTATCTGGATGTAACATTAATACTTGTTTCTTTGCACGTTTAAGATCGTGTAACGTGATATTAAAAGATAATTCAAACAATTGTAACAATTCTTCTAAAGAATAATTTTGTATGTTCAAATTATGTTCCATTTACATTTAAAAAACAAATTAAAAGTAAATATTATTATATAATGTCAATTGCAAATGTTGAACATTTCAAACAATTGTTAAATGCGAATACTGGAGTATTAATTATAAAATTCGGAGCGACGTGGTGCAATCCATGCAAACAAATTGAAACTCAGGTATGTCATTCGTTTGCACAAATGCCCAAAAATGTGCAATGCATGACAATAGACATTGATGAATGTTTTGAAATATACGCGTTTTTAAAAAGTAAAAAGATGGTGAACGGAATACCGGCGATTTTGGCATATTATAAGAATAGTCCATTTACATTTTATGTGCCGAATGATGTGGTTATAGGAACTGACTTGAATGAAATTAATGCCTTTTTTCAAAGATGTTATTTACAAAGTATAAATTGAAATTACTTAAATAATAAGTATTGTAATTACGAATGGCAAATAACTTTAATAATTGCACATTTACTATTTATAACGGAATGCCTGACCATATTTTTTCGCGAATTGCAAACGTTACATTAGACTTGCATGTAGGTCCAACCGGTCCTGCTAACCCGTGTTTAATTGGAGGCGTAACTGGTTCATTTCAATCAGGACCAACCAGAGGGGCAACTGGTTCATTTAGATATGGTTCATTTCAATCGGGGGCAACCGGTTCATTTCAATCAGGACCAACTGGCGGGGCAACCGGTTCATTTCAATCAGGACCAACTGGTGGGGCAACCGGTTCATTTAGATATGGTTCATTTCAATCAGGAGCAACTGGTTCATTTCAATCAGGACCAACTGGTGGGGCAACCGGTTCATTTCAATCGGGGGCAACCGGGTCATTTAGATATGGGGCAACTGGTTCGGGTCCATCAGGGGCAACTGGTTCGGGTCCATCAGGGGCAACTGGTTCATTTAGATATGGGGCAACTGGTTCGGGTCCATCTGGAGGGGCAACTGGTTCGGGTCCATCTGGAGGGGCAACTGGTTCGGGTCCATCAGGGGCAACTGGTTCGGGTCCAACTGGAGGACCAACCGAGTTAGGACCAATTGGCGGTCCAGCTGCGCCTCCCGGAGAACATATTTCGCAATATGAAATAATAGACACATCAACTTCCCATTGCGCTGCATGTTCCCACTGTAAGTAATTATCGTCGGCGTTTACCTCCTGTCACTCCATCACTTTTATCATTAATTGTGATTATTGCTAAAATAAACGTGGTTAATATAACCATGAGTAAAGTAAAAACGGGCATTCCGGCTAAATTGTATGAAAAAATAGGAAAATTAAATACTTTCAATGCGCTATCCTGATTTGAATTTGGCGTATATGCAATTAGCGTCGGTATATTAGGTAAATATGAACTCATATATAATATCAAGAAAGTATTTGAATATTATGCAAATAATATTCAAATTCAGTGTAAAAAATACTTACACGTGTAAACCATTATAATCTAGCTGATATGCGCCGACATTGCATCGCAGTGTGATATTTTAACGCCCATTTAGCTTTAATGTCGGGTGACAATCTGCATCCAAAATGAGTTTCATACTGGGTTGGGCTATCGTAATAAAAGGTTGGCGGCGTTTGTCCAGTTTCTCCGGTTGCTAAAATTACACTGAAAAAAATGTCTTCGTCTTTAGATCCAACAAAATATCCCGTCTCGTATCTGCCGTTTACTGCATTGCGAATCGTACTTCCAGGACGATGTGGTGTAGCATAACAATCTATGTTACGACGCAATCGTTTTAGCCGGTGACAACTTGTATCCGTAATATTTGTCTTTTTTAAAGAAACTACAGATGTGGTTTCAACGTCATAATCATTTGGGTCAATTGGATTAAAATCGTCGTACATGGTACTTCGTATGGACTTATATTATATATCGTCTTCTTTTTATATTTATTATTATATTATTTTATAATAAATATAAAACATGTTTAGTGTATATTGCATCTGTATCCGACTCAATAAAAGCCCAATTCGCCACTGTAACTAAAGATGTGGTGAATATAGACTCACGTGAAAACTTAGGTGAAGACTTAGGCGAAGACCCAGGTGAAGACTTAGGTGAAGACTCAGGCGAAAACTCACGCGAAAACTCACGCGAAGACCCAGGCGAAAACTCACGCGAAGACTTAGGTGAAGAACCGTATATTAATGATATAACTTATTTAAATGATAGTTTAAGTATATTATATACCAAGGGTGCATCAATAGTTGCAATATGCGCATATAAAATAGATAGCACGTGTCAACTCCCGTTTTTGAAATTTGGATTAGAACATAAAGATCAGTTGCAATTTCCGAAATTCACCTTTAATCCGCCACCAATGTCCGAAAAACACGACGCAGGTGACGGTAACGACCCATTAAGTACGTATTTTAAAAATGAATGTTATAAACAAATTACGTCCAATACTAAAGAAAATATAATATATAAGGGTTTCGTTGAATACGAAGACGTGATTTACGCAGTCATGGATTGCACGAAAGCGGACGTAGATATGATATGGGGATGCATTGACGAAATTGTGAATGTGCCATCGGGGCAAGAAATTCGCAATATAAAAAATATACCAGTTGACATTGATATATATAAAATGCTATACGCAAATCCAGTATTATTATTTATTAAACGTCAAAGTAATATAGAAATCCCGCAAATATTATATTTATGCGATTCGGAAAACAATGTATATGATGCAACTAATATATTAAAATATAAAATGAATGGCGAATATGGATATTATTTTTATTTTACGTCAACTCCTTTAGTAAACGAGAATATAATGAATATAACTCGCGTTGTCGGATTTATTGAAAATGCAGTGTTTGATCAAATAGGCGCCTGCATTTATTTTATGAAAGGAGGCATTCAATATTGGGCGATAAAAACAACACAAGATTTTACTATAATATAATATATGGATATTGTGCCCTTAATCACGTTATTATGTATATTTGCATTCATTTTTACGTGTGCAGTAATGCTTCCTGCATATACAACTCGTACATCTGGTGTAATTGAGTATGCGCCTAGTCCGCCATATACAAAAAATGAAAAATACACACGTGAGTATTTAGTGCTATGTTTATATACATGGGCATTGGTGGGAGGCATATTAATATTAATGTCATTAAGCATTAGTAAACGAACGTTATCTGATATATTAAACAAGGAATTTACCGATAACTTATTCAGCGGGGCCGTCATATTATTTATATTGTATACTTCGGTGTTATTGTATGCTCCATTCAAACACGGTTGGATTATAATGATTATTACAGCATGTGCATTATTGGTTACATTCGGTATAAAAATATGGGGGGTGTGGCAAGATTGAGCGTTTATACAGTCGGAAAGAATTCCCAGTCCAAATCCCCACACAGTTTTTTCCAAATCATGTCCTGTTCCAACTGTTTCTCTCGGTCTTTCATCATTGGAATGAATGGTAAATATTGTGTCTGTCCGAGTAGCACGCACAGTTGATATAATGTATATGTATAATTAAAGAAATTAGTCCGATTCGCCGGGCAATGGATCGCCCATGGTTGTTGTATTTCAATAAACAGCACGCACAGCGTTTCATGGAGTTCTTCATTCATGATGGGGGGTTTGATACCAAAGATAGAATTAATATATTGAATATGTTCAAAATATTTATTGAATCCTAATTTCCGTAATATTTCCCGCATTTTGTCGTAATTAATCACGGAATAATCCGTGATGCGTTCTTTCTTTATACGATTACGTATGGCTTCAATGACTTCTTCAGGTATTTGCGTGGTTTCCTTGGCTTGAAATTGTGATAATATTTCTTTGAAATGATTGAGACGAATATATGCGGTGTATGATACTTCATTCGGCGGTTCTTTATTGCAAGGCTTTGAATTATCCACAATATATGAAATGAATTTTCCGCAATTATTATTATTGCATATTAGAATGCCTTCTTCGTCTTGTGGTATCAGTTCACCTTGTCCGCAACTGTTACAAATATCAGTTGCAATAACGAAATCTTGAATATTAACGATTTCATTATTGACATTTTTCCAATAGTTTTGATATATTTTCTTGGATTGGGTTTTGTTTTGGGTGAGATCATCATCCACTGTCTTAATTTTAAAGAACGAATTTAAAACATTAACCCGATATGTTTCACTGCCATTGGAAATATTCTTCTTTTCTTCAAAATAATTGAATATATATTTGGAGTTTTCCAATAAATATGTTTTTTTTAAAGATTTCAGTGATTTTAGGTCTTTACGTATAGTTTGCAATTTATCGGCGATTTCCATATATTCATCAATTTTAATATCTTTTTTACTTCTTTCAATTAATGCATCTTTTTCTAAGATCAATTTAGGAATTTGAATGTTTTCAATGTGATTGAACTTATCCAACATTTCTGTATGTTTTTCGTCAATTGTAGTTGAAATGATAGGTTGAACCGGCTGAACTCCACAATTTTGATAGCGATTGTGATTCGTATTTTTTTTCATCAAAATTTATATTTATATTTGGATATATTTATACCTTTAACAATATAAATATTATTACGGACGAAAATACCCAAATTATTCATGTAATAACTATATGGATAAAAAAAAGGAATTAAAGATGGAATTTATAATGAACGCACTGAATGCAGGCTGGTCGGTCAAGAAGAAGGATGATGCATATATATTCTCAAAGAAACACGAAGGCAAACGCGAAATCTTTCAAGATTCATATTTACAAACATTTATTGAATCTAATTTTAAATTATAACATATTTGTGATTCGGAATTTAAATTAAACAATTATTATTTTAATTTAAGTAGACAATCCTCGTTTTTAAATCGTTTTCCTGAAAATAATATATTTAGACATATTATAACCAAATGGGTGGAGCTCTGATGCAACTAGTCGCTTATGGCGCACAAGACGTTTTCCTTACCGGAACCCCTGAGATTACATTTTGGAAGGTGTCATACCGAAGACATACAAACTTTGCCATGGAAAGTATTGAACAGACCTTTAGCGGACAAGCCGATTTTGGACGCAGAGTGACCTGCACCATTAGTCGTAACGGAGATTTGTGTTACCGCACTTACCTGCAAGTGACTCTCCCTGAAATTAACCAGGGAATGGTTACCACCTCTGCTACTGCTACTGGTATGTATGCTCGGTGGTTGGATTATATTGGTGAGCAATTGATTGCCTGTGTTGAAGTTGAAATTGGTGGTCAGCGAATTGATCGTCAATATGGTGACTGGATGCACATCTGGAATCAATTGACCATGAGTGCCGAACAACAACGCGGATATTTCAAGATGATTGGAAATACCACTCAATTGACTTATATTACCGACCCTAACTTCGCTGCTGTGTCCGGACCATGTTCTGCCGGCGGGGGACCTTCTCAAGTGTGCGCTCCTCGTAACGCTCTGCCTGAGACCACCCTTTATATTCCTCTGCAATTCTGGTTTTGCCGCAATCCTGGACTTGCTCTTCCTTTGATTGCCCTTCAATACCACGAAGTCAAAATTAACCTTGATATTCGCCCCATCGGCGAGTGCTTGTGGGCTGTCAATAACATGTCCGCCGCTGGCAATTCAAGTGTTTCCGCAACTCAAGCTTATCAACAATCGTTGGTTGCCGCCTCTCTCTATGTTGATTATATCTTCTTGGACACTGACGAAAGACGAAAGATGGCACAAAATCCCCACGAATATCTCATTGAACAGCTTCAGTTTACCGGCGATGAGTCTGTTGGAAGTTCGTCGAACAAGATCAAGTTGAACTTCAACCACCCTTGCAAGGAACTCATATGGGTTGTCCAGCCCGATGCCAACGTAGATTATTGCTCATCACTTGACGCAAATAACACTTTATTCAAGACTTTGGGAGCTCAGCCTTTCAATTATACCGATTCTATTGATGCCCTTCCTAATGCCATTCACGCTTTCGGTGGACCTTCTGAGACTGACGGTGCCAATGGATTTATTGCCACCAATGGTCTGTTTCAAATGCCAGGTGCAGTTGATGGCGGCGTCATTAACCAAACCGGAATTGCAACTGGTGAGTGGAACTATCCTGCATATCCTTCAGGCGGAGCAAATACTGCGACTGGCGCTTACCAGCCATTTGTTAACCAAGGCACTTCTGCTACTACCACTGCTGGATCATATGTGTCTGATGCCGGAACTTTCGTTCTGGCCGAGACTGCCCTTGATATGCATTGCTGGGGTGAGAACCCTGTCGTCACTGCTAAGCTTCAACTTAACGGCCAAGATCGTTTCTCGGAACGTGAAGGATCTTACTTTGACGTTGTTCAGCCTTGGCAACATCACACCCGTGCCCCAGATACCGGAATCAATGTGTATTCATTCGCTCTCCGACCTGAGGAACACCAACCTTCCGGCTCATGCAACTTCTCCAGAATTGACAATGCCGTTCTTCAATTGGTGCTATCATCTGCCACGGTTGCAGGGACAGCTACGGCTAAGGTCAGAGTGTATGCAGTTAACTACAACGTTCTTCGGGTAATGAGCGGGATGGCAGGCGTCGCGTACTCAAATTAGAGCAATCCAAATGGATGAGAGTAAATGTTTGGAAACCTTTAGGAAAAAATAATCCAATGCGTAAAAAATTGATTTATAAAATCTATATTATATTATATGTATAATATGGAGTGTGTGTTTACAAATTCAGATTCAATGTCCGCCTATATTGCTTCGCTTAAAACGCACCATTATCACTCGGTAATGATGCAAAAATATTCAGTCATTGAATATAAACAAGGTCACGTGAAAGACATCGGTAAAGATGCAGGTAAAGAAAAAAACCCAATCTGGGTTGTGAATGAAAATGATACAGAAGTTTGGTTTATGTATTGCGATACGAATACTATATGCAAATTATGTGAAGATTCGCATAAACTTATATTGGATTATGAGCAAACGCATTGTGATGGTGAAAAAATAACGTGGTTTGGTCAAAATGGATACATTTACGGCAGCGTTCCGCATAAGCCAATGATGTATATGCATCAACTGCTTATGAATTGTTATGGAAACGGAAAAGGCACATTAAACGTTAGCGTTGACCACATTGACCGAGATCCCGCAAATAATATGATGTCAAATCTGCGCATTGCAACGCGAAAAGAACAAGAGCAAAATTCCAAAGGCATTGCGCCCGGTACGAAACGAGAACGTCAATCCATTGCACGCGATTTGCCCGAGGGAATTACGCAAGAAATGATGCCCAAATATATAACGTATAATGTAAATGTATATAATAAAGAACAGAACAAATCACGTGAATTCTTTAGAATTGAAGGGCATCCCGCCCAACTGAAAGTCTGGGAAAGTTCAAAATCCAACAAAGTCGCTATACAAGACAAATTGGAACAAGCCACACTTGTATTGACGGATTTCAATAATGGAATCTTGCCGCAAATCAAGGGTTTCACGCTACCGAAATACACGTATTTCACAAATACCCGCGGTAAATTCCATCTCAAATATGACGACGGAAAACGAACAAAATCCATGGCGATTAATGATCCGGATTTCGCAATAGACGACAATGCCGAAAAACAAGCCCAATTATATTTATTCAATGCACTCATTATTACAGCGCACGGCGAGAAATACGCCATATTAAAGGACGAAGACGTGCAAAACATAAAAAATACATATGTGCCGAAAGCAGAACATAATCCGATTGCAAAGGCGGAGAGTATATTCGCAATGCCCATGTACGTTTCCGCATATATTGAAAGAGATAAACCGCTATTGGCGTTTAGAAAAACGGAAAATGCAGTTACATTAAATAAGAAAATCGGATTGCCGATGATTTTCGCGGAAATGTCGGATGAAGAAAAACAGTTTCAACTACAGCGATTAAATGCAGAGATTATAACGAAATACGGCAATGCATATAGCATAATGGAAACGAGTGAAGCGCAAATCGTAGAAATCCAAAAAGCGGCGACGACATTACCGACGACCAAGGCATTGCCAATGAATATATATATAAAAATCAATACTGGAAAACCGTATTTGATATTTGATAAAAAGGAAGGCGGCGTCAGAACAACGCGAATGCAATTATTACCCAACAATTATAATAT